AGGCTGGGCCGCAAGTACCTCAAGAGCCTGCGGCATGAGATGGTGCGGCTGGCGGGCATCGCCGAGCCGGACGCGGAACACGCGCTGCTGGAAAAGGTGGCCGGACGGCTGGATGAGGAGGAGCTGCTGGGGCTCATCAAGCTGTACCGGGGAAAGGCGGACAAGCTGCTGACCCCCGGCGTGCAGCTCAGCTACGGCGAGCAGGCCGTGCCGCCCGAGATCGCCGATGGGGCGTTCCTCATTTAGGGGGCGGGCGCGTGACGGAACAGGTGTTGGAGCTGGTACAGGCGCTGGGGGGCGCGGGGCAGGACGAGGAGGTACTGCGCACTCTGTGCGCCAACGCCTGCCAGACGCTGGACCGGCGGCTGAAGGACGGTTTGCGCCCGGAGGACTGCCAGGGGGCCTACCCCCTGGCGGCGGCGTGGCTGGTCATGGACTGGCTGCGGGACAGCCGGGGGTTGGAGGGCGTCACCTCGCTGACGGCGGGGGACATCTCCGTGCGCCGGGATGGGGCGTCGGACAGCGGGAAGCTGTCGGAACGGGCCTTTGAGCTGATGGGCCCTTATCTGAGGGACGACGGATTTGTGTTTCGGGGGGTGAGAGGTTGATCGAGGCGTTTGAGTGGGTCATCCGAACCTACGGGCAGGAGATGGTGTGCCGCCGGGAGGACGGCACGGAAGCGGGCCGGGGCATGGCCATCGTCCAGCCCATGACCCGGGCGGACTGGCAGTACACCGCCGGGGCGCTGGGAAGCTACAGCGACGACCGGTTTTTGGGGCTGGCGGAGCCGGGGCTGCCGCTGGACAAGCTTGGGCCGGGGGGATGGCTCCAGTGGGGCGGCGGACGCTATGAGGTGATGACGGTGCGGCCCATCTGGGTGGGCGGACAGGTCACCCATCTGTGGCTGGCCCTGCGGACCTGCCTGGAGGACGCGCCATGAGCGGGGCGGTGAACGCCCTGCGGCAGGCGGCGGCCGAACAGCTGCGGCAGGCGGGGGTGAACGCCGTCGCCGCCATGGAGAGCGCCCGGGCAAATCGGTGGCGCGAGCCGGTGGCGGCGGTGTCGCTGAACCGCGTAGTGTGCGCCCCCGGCGGGTTCAAGGACTACCTGGGCGTGCGCACTGACCCGGACACCGGGAAGGAGCGGGAGCTCTATGGCCGGGAGGTGGAGCTGACCCTGGCGCTGGATATTTACGCCCCCAGGGACGGGGGAGCGGGCGCCTGCCAGCAGACGGCGGAGACAGCGATAGAGGAACTGGCGTGCCGGGGGGCGGCAGGGCTGAACGCCCTGGAGATCCGTGCGGGGCAGGTGGAATTTCTGGAAAACATGGGGCTCTACCGGCTGCCCCTTTCCTGCCGGTGCAGGGCGTGGCTGGTGGCCTCCATGGACAGCGGCGGGGCCTTTGTGGACTTTGAAGTGAAGGGGAGAATGAAATGATTACAGCGACCAATCATGAGCGGCCGGGGGTGTATTCCTCCTACGAGACCTCCGGCCTGACCGCCGCCGCCGCGGGCGGCGGCAAGGTGGCGGTAGTGGCCGCCGCGCCGGGGGCGGACGGCAAGGGCGTCTACCAGTGGACCAGCTACAGCAAGGCGGAGGCGGACGTGGGCGACTGCGCCCTCAGCCGCCTGACCCAACTGGCCATCCGCAACGGCGCGGGCATGGTGTACGGCGTGCCCGCGGGGAAGGATTACGCCGCCGCCTTTGCCGCGGTGGCCGCCATTGAGGATGCGCGGGTGGTGGTGTGCGACAGCACGGACCTGGCTGTGCAGCAGGCGCTGAAAACTATGGTGCAGGAGTGCTCCGATCTTCGGAAGGAGCGCATTGCCGTAGTGGGCGGCGCCGCAGGCGAGAGCACGAAGCAGCTGGTGCAGCGGGCGGCGGGGCTCAACTGTGAGCGCATGGTGCTGGTGGCCCCCGGCGCGGGGGACAGCTCCGGCGGCGCCTCCTGCGCCGTGGCGGTGGCGGGGGCCATCGCCGGGAACACCGACCCGGCCCTGCCTTTGGGCGGCGCGCAGCTCTACGGGCTGGACGGGCTGGAATGCAGCTACGACGACAACGACATCGACCTGCTGGTGCGGGGCGGCGTGACGCCGCTGGAGATGCTGGCGGGCTCGTATTATGTGGTGCGGGGCGTCACCACCCGGACCACCACCGGCGGCGCGGAGGACGCCGCCTGGCGGGAGCTGACCACCATCCTGGTGGTGGACGAGGTGATCCCCGGGCTGCGCAATTCCCTGCGCGCCAAGTTCAGCCGGGCCAAAAACACCGCCCAGACCCGGGGGGCCATCCGCTCCCAGACGGTGATGGAGCTGGAAAAGCGGGTGAGCCGGGAGATCATCGACAGCTACGAGGACGTGACGGTGTCCGCCCTGGAGGACGACCCCACGGTGTGCCTGGTGGAGTTTGCCTTCACCGTGGCCCACGGGCTCAACCAGATCTGGCTGTCCGCCCACATTACCGTTTAACAGGGAGGTATGAAATGAGTACAAGTATCAGTGCAGGGCTGAGCGCGGCGGGATTCCCCACCAGCTCCGACATTTGGCTGGAGCTGGACGGGCAGAAGGTGGCGGTGGTGCAGAGCTACAGCTGCAAGGCTACCCGCAGCTCCTATTCGGTGGAGGCCTTCGGCGAGGAGGAGCCGGTGGCCACGGTCCAGGGGCCGCAGAGCTACGTCATCCAGCTCACCAGGCTGTACGCTACCGACCAGGCCATCGCCGACGGGCTGGACTTCTACAGCCTGAAAAACTTTTCCCTGGTCATCTGCAAGCCGGACCGGAAGGTGATCTATTCCGACTGCCAGTGGAGCGAGATCCAGGAGGATGCCAAGCTGGGCCAGATGGTGGCGGAAAAGCTCACCCTGGTGGCCAAGAACCGGATGGAGACGGCGGCGTAAATGGACAGCGGGTTTTGGTCGGGCCCCGACCGGGTGAAGGCGGGCGGGGGGATGACGCTGCGCCTGCTGTCCGCCCGGGAGGTGCTGGAGGCCCGGCGGGAGGGCGACGGGCTGGCCCGGGACGGCAGGGAGCGGGCGCTGTGCCGCAACGCCTGCCTCATCGCCCGGGCGCTGGAGCGCGGCGGCAAGCCGGTGTTTGAGAGCGGACAGGCGGCGCTGGACGGCCTGCGGGTGGAGGATATTGCCCGTTTGGCGGACCAATGGGCGGCGTTCAACCGGGAGCGCAACCCCTCGCCGCTGGACGGGGAAGAGGAGATCCGACGGCGAAAAAAAGCCTGGAGCACGCGCATTATGAGCGCCTTCAGTGGCGCGTGCTCCGCCTGTTTGGCGCTCTGCCCACGGAGGAACGGGCAAAACGGATGACCGACCGGGACTACCTGTGGTGCGCCCTCAACCTGGCGCTGGACCAGGAGGAGGAACTGGCGCGGCTGTGCCCCAGCTGCCGGGCCCAGGCGGAGGCGGAGCCCTGCCCGGTGTGCGGCGCGCCCAGGGAAGGCTGGTCGGTGAACACCGGGTTCGACTGGGCCCGGTATCAGGAGCTGAAAGGAGGCGGGGAGGGTGGTTGACCGGCTGGAGGAGCTGCTGGCACAGATGGCGGACGAGGATGACGAGGAACAGGAGGACGCGCTGTCGCTGGAGGCGGCGTCTGCCGCCTCCGCGCCCAGGGCTGAGGACCTGCCGGCACGCCCGGGGGATGTGGAGCACCGGGAAGGGCCGGGGCAGGCGGAAGATCCGGCGGCTTTGGCCCCAACGGAGAGATACCTGGGGGGGGATGAAGCTGCGGCGGAGGAGTTTGCCCCGCAGCGGGGACCGGCAGAAAGGTCGGAGGGAGCTGCGCAAATGGCGGGGAAGGGCTGGCCCGAAAGCCCCGGGATACGTCTGGGCGCGGAACAGAGCGGAAAACCGGCGGGGCCGTTCGCGGCGGAGACGGATACAGAAACCGCCTCCGCTGCCGATGGGACGGCGGAGCGGGGGCTGGAGGAGCTGTACCGCCGGACCGCCCAGGCCAGCCGCCCCGCCGTCCGGACCCTGCCGGTGGAGCAGGCGGGACGGACGCTCCGCGCGGAAGAGCCGGGTCGCACCGCCGAGCTCACCATGGACGAGCTGGACCGGGCGGTGCGTCGGGACAGCCGCAGATATGACGGCGGAATGAGTATCTTTTGATGGGAGGAACGCGGGCATGATCCTTTCACCTATGCGGTTTAAAAATTTTGTGTGGCCCTACAACCCCAGGGTGTATTCCATCACCTTTGAGCGGAAGCTGGCGGCCCATAAGATCCCCTTCGGCAGGCACCGGATCCAGAGCCTGGGGCAGACGCGCCGGGTGCTGAAGGGAGAGGGCGAGTTCGTGGGGGAGGGAGCCTACGACACGTTCAAGGCGCTGGCCAGCGTATTCTATGAAGAGACGCCGGGGGTGCTGGTCCACCCGGTGTGGATGACCACCACGGCCTGGTTCGCGGGGCTGGAGCTGCGCCAGGCGCCCCGGCGGGATTACGTGGCCTACTCCTTCGAATTCTGGGAGGTCGTCGAGGGCACGGGGGATGCCAGGCTGACCGCCCGGGCTGTAGCGGATCCCAATGGGGGCGCCGGGAATGGCGGGGACGGCAAGGCGGGCGAGTGGCACACCGTGGCGCGGGGGGATACCCTGTGGGGGCTGTCCCGGCGGTACGGGGTGGCGCTGAGCCGGATCATTGAATTGAACCCGGGCATCCGCAACCCCAACCTCATTTATCCGGGACAGAAGGTGAGGATAAAATGATCCAGTGCTGGGTGATACTGGGAAACGGCGGGGAACTGGCCCTGCCCACCGCCGTCAGCTGGAAATTCTGCTACGGGACCGACACCCCCTGCGACAGCTTTTTCCTGCGCTGCCTGTGGGAGCGGGGGCAGGAGAAGCTGCTGTCCGCGGCATGCCGCTTTTATGCCCAGTGGGAGGGCGGGCGGGTGTTCACTGGAGTGGTGGACGAGTTCGCGGTCATCTGCGGGAAGGGCGGGCTGTACCTGGAGCTGTCCGGGCGGGGGATGGCGGCCCTGCTGCTGGACAACGAGGCCATGCCCGCCGAGTACCAGCGGTGTACCCGGGCGGACATTGTGGCCAATCATGTGGCCCCCTACGGTGTGGAGACGGTGGGGGGCGGGGGACTGCCTGCCGTCAGCGGCTTCACCGTGGCCAGCGGGGAGAGCGAGTGGAGCGTGGTGCGGCGGTACGCCTGCTACTATGGCGGGGTCGTGCCCCGGTTCGACCGGATGGGACGGCTGGTGCTGGACGCCCCGGCCGGCGGAAAAGAGCTGCGGGTCCTGGAAGGCGACGCCGTGACCGGCTGGGAGTACCGGGAGGAGCGCCACGGGGTGCTCAGCCAGGTGGCGGTGCGGCGGCGGACCACCTGGGGCACCCAGTGGGTGTCCGACTCCGCCTTCCAGGCCGAGGGCGGGTGCGCCCGGAAGATCATCACCGTGCCCAACACCACCGGCACCGCCGCCATGCGCTATACCGCCGACTATCAGCTCAAGGCCGCCCGCCGGGAGCGGGTGCGGATGAAGATCACCGTGGCAGGGGCGTTCCAGGCCTGGCCGGAGGACCTGGTGTCGGTGGAGCTGGAGGGCTTTGGGGCCAACGGACGGTACCGGGCCGCCCAGACCGAGACGTCCTGCGGAAGCGGGGGGCTGACCACCACCCTGGTGCTGGGCGAGGAAAACGCCATGATCTGAGAGGAGGAGAGGGTTTCATGTGGCTGAGCGGACAGCAGAAGCGGCCCGCCGATGAGAGCGAGGGCCAGACCGGCATCGTCACCATGAGCGGCGGTGAAACGGCGGTGTTGCTGGATCGGGAGCGGCGGGGCCTGCAAATCTACCCCCCAGGGGGCTACAGCTGGACGCCTAAGGTGGGACAGCGGGTGCTGGTCATCCAGGGCAGGGGGGAAATCCCCTGCGTGGTGGGGGCATTGCAGGGAAGCGGCGCGCCCGACCGGGTGGGCATACAGGCGGGGAGCCTCTCCCTGGACGGGCAGACGGTACGTGTCGCCGCCCGGGGAAGCGCCGGGCTCCAGGGAAGCCGGGTCAATTTGAACGGACAGGTATATGTCAACGGGGAGAGGCTGGAGGATATGATTAGGAGAATCGCGCTGAGTGTGCTGGGGGGTTGAGTATGAGCCTGCTGCTGAAAAACAGGGATTACGCCGCCGATGGGAACGGCGGGGTGGCTGTCATCAAGGACGGGGAGGAGCTGGTTGGCGAGGTGCTCTTCCGGCTCACCGCGAGGCGGGGGAGCTTCCCCTTCCTGCCCGAACTGGGCAGCCAAATGCACCGGCTCCGGGGGGAGAAGCCCTCCGCCTGGGACAGTCTGGCCCAGCAGTATGCCGTGGAGGCGTTGGCCGGCCTGCCCGAGGCGGTGGTGACCGGGGCCCGGGTGACCCAGGAGGGCGACCGGCTGGCGGTGGCGGTGGAGCTGCTGTGGCAGGGCGCCAGCCTGTGGGTGACGGCACAGTTGGAGGAGTGAGACATTGATTACGTTAGAGGAAATTTACCAGGATCTGGCCGCACGGTTCCAGGCTCAGACCGGCCAGACAGCCGGGGGCAGCAGCGAGCTGGCGGTGCGTTTTTACGCTGTGGCAGCCCAGCTGTACAGCCTGTACGTCCAGGCGGAGTGGACCCGCCGGCAGTGTTTTCCCCAGACGGCGGAGGGGGAGGACCTGGACAAGCATGCCAGTCTGCGGGGGGTGACCCGGCGGAAGGCCACCTGCTCGGTGGGGACGGTGCGCTTCTACGTGGACCAGGCGCGGGAACTGGACGTTGCGGTCCCGGCAGGCACCGTGTGCATGACCGCCGTCGGGGTGCGCTTTACCACGGACAGGGACGGCGTGGTGCCCGCCGGGGAGCTGTACTGTGAGGCGCCTGTGACGGCGGCGGAAGCCGGGACGGCGGGCAATGTGGGTGAGGGCACCATCGTGTATATGGCCCTGCCCCCCACGGGCATCGCCGCCTGCGCCAATCCCGCCCCCCTGTCCGGTGGACAGGATCAGGAGGGGGACGGGGAGCTGCGGGAGCGGGTGCTTGCCACCTTCCGGCGGCTGGCCAACGGCGCTAACAACGCATTTTACCAGCAGTCGGCCATGTCCTTCGACGGGGTGGCGGCGGTGACGGTGCTGCCCCGCAACCGGGGGGTGGGCACCGTGGATCTGGTGCCCGCCGCCAGGGGGGGCGTGCCGGACCAGGCGCTGCTGGATGCCCTGCAGGCCTATTTTGACCGGGTGCGGGAGATCGCCTGCGACGTAAAGGTGATCCCTCCCACGGTGAAAACGGTGGACGTATCCGTCAGGCTGTGGGCCGGGGAGGGCCGGGAGTTTGACGCCGTGGCCCAGGCGGTCCGGCAAAGGCTGGAGGAGTGGTTCAACGGCGAACGGCTGGGCAAAGACCTGCCCCGGGCCCAGCTGATCTCCCTGATCTACGGCGTGGACGGGGTGGAAAACTGCCAGCTGGCAGGGCCGGCGGCGGACCTGACGCTGGACAGCGTTACCCTGCCGGTGCTGGGGCAGCTGACCATCATAGACGGCGCGGGCGGGGGTGGCGGCGCGTGACGCTGAGGTTTGAGGACTATCTGGTGTCTCTGCTCCAGCCCCTGGGCGTGTACGACCTGCGCACAGGGACCATCAACCGGGGAGAGCTGGCCGCCTATGGGGCGCAGTTGGACGGGGCGGGGACGGAGCTGGACCACACCGCCCGGGAGATGAACCTGGCCACGGCGGAGGATCTCGGCCTGGAGCGGATCGAGGCGCTGCTGCCCTACCGCCCGGTGTGCGTGACGGCCGCCCAGCGGCGGGAGGCCCTGGCCGCCCTGCTGCGCATCAGCGGCGACAGCTTTACCCCGGAGGCTATCAACGACACCCTGCGGGGCTGCGGCCTCAACGCCAGGGCGGAGGAGACGGGCAGGCCGGGATATGTAGAGGTATACTTTCCCGACGTGGCGGGGATACCCGAGGGGTTTGACAGGCTGCGGGTCATCATCGAGGAGATCCTGCCCAGCCACCTGGACATCACATACGTATTCTGGTACAATACCTGGGCCATGGTCGCCGAAAGGCACCCCGCATTTGGGGACGCGGCGGCCTCCGGGCTGAGCTGGTACGGGCTGGCCACCGAGAACGACGGCCTTGGATCGGATTAAGGAATGGGCGCTGCCGGCCCCGCAGGTGCGGGGCCGGTAAATTTTTTCAAAAACGCACAAAAAACTGTTGACAAACACCGCGTCTTATAGTACAATGCAAACAGAAAGGAAAAGGTGAGTCCGATGTACTAAGAAGACCGCACCAAACTCTTTTCCGCGATTGGGAGACGCAAAGTGAAACAAAGCCTCGGCTTGTTCCAAACACGCTTAAGTAAGCGACGGAAGCCAGATTCAGTCTGAAGCCCACCATTGTTTGAGGAAACAGGGAGACGACAGTTTCAAGCGGAACCCCAACGCAGGACATCCGAAGGAATCGGAGGTACAGGCCCTTGGACAACCAAACACAGAAGTAAGCCCCCAGCTGCGGAGTAGGACGGCTGGGGGCTTGGTGTTGTTCAAAAGCGCGGCGGCAGACACGCGGGGACTTGGTTCGGGGCGGAAGCATAACGATGAACTGCAAATCCCTTATCGAACGGGCATAGTGACGGGAAAGCGGACAAAACCTTATGGAAAAATTAAGAGGGCGAATGGACAAAAAGACTTGCAAAATGAGGAATTGTTTAGTATGATTAACAGGTATACGCAGAGTGGTTCTGCTTGGCCGTGATTATCCGGAGCGCTTTCGGGGCAGACTTCCAAAAGCGCGGTATATATTACAGGAGTGAAAACTATGTTTGCAAGAGACATCGGCATCGACCTGGGCACTGCCAGCGTGCTGGTCTATATCAAGGACAAGGGTATTGTCCTGCGTGAGCCGTCGGTGGTGGCGCTGGACAAGAACACCGGCAAGCTGTTGAAGGTGGGAACCGAGGCCCAGCAGATGCTGGGCAAGACCCCCGGCAACATCGTGGCCATCCGCCCCCTGCGGGAGGGTGTGATCTCCGACTACGATATGACCGAGCGGATGCTCAAGGAGTTCATCCGCAAGGTGGCCCCCGTCCGGGTGTTCAAGCCCCGGGTGGTCATCTGCGTCCCCTCCGGCATCACCGAGGTGGAAGAGCGCGCCGTGATCGACGCGGGCATCCAGGCGGGCGCGCGGCGGGTGTACCTCATTGAGGAGCCCCTGGCCGCCGCCATCGGCGCTGGCGTGGACATCACCCAGCCCGACGGCCACATGGTGGTGGACATCGGCGGCGGCACCGCCGACATCGCCGTCATCTCCCTGTCCGGAATCGTGGAGTCCGCCTCCATCAAGGTGGCGGGGGACGCGTTCAGCGAGGCGGTCGTCAAGTACATCCGCAAGCGGCACAACGTCCTGATCGGCGACCGCACGGCGGAGGAGCTGAAAATGACCATCGGCTGCGTGTTTCCCCGGCCGGAGGAGATCTCCATGGAGGTCAAGGGCCGCTGCCTGATGACCGGCCTGCCCCGGGTGTTCTCCGTCACCTCCAGCGAGATGATCGAGGCCTTCGAGGAGCCCTGCTCCCGCATCCTGGAGGCCGTCCACGGCGTGCTGGAGCGCACCCCCCCTGAACTGGTGGCCGATATTTCCAGCAACGGCATCATCATGACTGGCGGCGGGTCGCTGGTGTGGGGCTTCGACAAGCTGATCGAGTCCCACACGGGCATTGAGACCTATGTGGCCGACGACGCCATCTCCTGTGTGGCCAACGGCACCGGGCGCAGCTTGGACTGGGTAAACGATATGCAGGACGGGACGATGAACATCTCCCGGAGCAGACAGATGTCATAAAAGATATAAAACAGGGCGCCAAGCGGCACCCTGTTTTTTTGTGCCCGGGCGTCCTCGGGGGTGGGCAGCCAAGGCCAAAAAGATTTTAAGATTTTGTAAAAATGCCCTGCGCTGTATTGACAGGACAATATTATATGAGATACAATATCACATGAAAGGAGAGGGATAATATGGCTTTCGCAATCAGTCCCCAGCTGCTGGACGGCTGCGTGCTGGCGGTGCTGTCCCACGGCGACGCTTACGGCTATATCCTCACCCAGCAGGTGAAGGCCAGACTGGACATTTCGGAGTCCACCCTCTACCCGGTGCTCCGGCGGCTCCAGCGGGACGGCCTGCTGACGGTGTATGACCGGCCCCACCAGGGACGCAACCGCCGCTACTATTCCATCACCTCCGTGGGCCGCACCCAGCTGGGACGGCGGCGGGAGGAGTGGAAGCAATTCCGGGACGGCGTGGATGAGATTTTGAAGGAGGATGAACCAGATGGATAAACTTACGTATTTGGCCGAGCTGGCGGAGGGGCTGGCCCGCTGGGTGCCCGAGCGGGAGCGGCAGGACATCCTGCGCTACTACGCGGAATATTTTGAGGAGGCCGGACCCGACCGGGAGGCCGAGGTGGTGGCCGAGCTGGGCGACCCCTGGGCGCTGTCCAGCCGCCTGGCGGTGGAGGGCGGCTATGTCACCTCCGAGCAGGCCGCCTGCTGGACGCAAAAGAAGCGGAAAAAATGGCCCTGGGTAGCGGCGGTGTGCGCGGCGCTGGCGGTGGGGCTGACCGGCATCCTTTTGTCGGCGCTGGCGGCGCTCGGTGTCTGGCGGGTCAGCAGGGAGCAGACCGCGGTTGCCACGGGAATCATTGAGGACGTGCCGATTTGGTCCGTGTATGAGGGGGACGCCGTTATCGGTGCGGTGGAGTACGCCGGCGGCTTCTGGACCGTGGAGGACGAGAGCCTGGTCCTCTTCTCTGAGATCGACCTGGATGTGGGCCTGGCCAACGTCATCGTGACGGCCGGGGAGGACTACACCCTGTTCATTGACCAGGGCTCGGACCTGGGGGGCTACCGGGTGAGCTGGGAGGTCAAGAAGGGCGTGCTCAAGCTCCGGGACGGCGGCGCGGTGAACCATGTGAATATCACCAGCTGGGACGAGCTGAAGAACCTGT